TGATTTCAGCGCCGGGATGGATTGTTAGCTTACCGCCGCCGATACCAGCCGTTACGAGCGGGCAATCCGCATCAATCCGAACGTTCCCGCCGAGTTCAATCGTTGCGTCGTCGGTAAGGTTGAACACGGCGTCCGCTTCGCCGTCTTCGTCGCGGATAGCGGACTGGTTAATCATAACAGTCCCGTCGTAGGTATCTACCGCGTAGCTGTTTCCGTTCCCCCATCGGCCGTTGGGAACGATTACCGAATCCTCCACGGCGAACGCCCCGCCGTAAGATTGTACCGTTCCCCGAACCTTCATGCCCGCGATTTTTGCACTAAGAGGAACGGCGGTGTATTCCAAGTTCCATTGATTCGCTTCCAGTACGTGATTCTCGGGATTATCACGGTCGCCGAGAATAGTCGCTTGGCATGATTTGATACCGCCGACGCGGTGCGGATCGGTATTGATCGAATTGCCGGGTTCCCCGTCATGCATACCCGGTAGGACTTGCATGATGTATTCGTGGCGAACGCCATACGGCATGAAGTTCAGCGCATCCATGAGCGTCCCGAACGGATCGGACTTCGACCCGTCGCCCGTCCCGAAGTCGCCGAAGCCAACGTAATGCGTCGCATGGTCGGCCGTCATGCGGCGGCGATTGACGTTGCCGTATCTTGGTCGCTCGTTCTGGATGGGTCCGGTAACGTCCTTCCACGACGCCGGGCGCGAAGACTCACGCTCGCCGCCCGCTGGTTCGGGTTTGCCGTCGTCTTCGCCGCCGCTATCGCTTTGGTCTTTTGAGGATTCGGACCCGCCAGCGAACGTATCCGTTTCGCCGAACCGTTCCGAAGCCGTCCATCCCTGATTGTTTACCTGAATCTCATGACGCGACGGGTCGCTGAACGCCAGCCGGACGAACTCGTTCGTATATTCCCACGCATCAATACCGCCCCATACCATATCTTCCACGACCCAATTCCCGTTATCGTTCTCGTAAATGCGGGCGTTTGGGCTGGGCGTCGCGTTATGAACGTCCGCGAACGTCGGCTTGTCGCTACCTTGGAAGACGAATTTATACTCCGCGGATTGGTTCGTTTCGTTCCCTACGTCCCGCGTCGCTATTGTGTGCGGCATGGCGTCGCTACTTGCCGAGTTCGGAATTGCCTTTCGGCTATATAAGGGGTCGTTTGCGACGCCGCTCGCCGTTCGTTACGCTACCGGCGCGTTAGTCACATTGTGACTATGTTTTTGGTGGTTCAGCGCTATACGGCGGTTACGAGTGCTCGCGGCGGCGCTGGTATTTGTCTTAACAGGAACCCAAGCGCACCGACAATTTGGATGCTGAGGAATGACGTTATGCGCGTCTTTGATGCGAAACGTCGTTCCCTCCAGCGCCGCGCAAATCGGGCATACACGGCTATCTCGGGCCGTTGAAAACTCCGCGTATAGCTGAACGCTCGCATCGCCGCCTACGACCTGTTCGAAGCGGTTCAACGTGGCTTCGTTGTAGGATCGGACTATCTCGGTGCGGGCGAGCGTCCGACCGCGGGTTATTCCAATCTTGTCTACCCTATCGTTGATCGTTCGGGCTATCGTTCTCGGGTTTTCGCCAGCCGCGAAGCCTTCGGCGAGTATTCGGGAAACCCGTTTATCCACTTCGTCTGTGATACCTTTCAGCCCGCTATATTGACGTTGATAGATTAGACCGAGCGCGCTTTGATGAACTGGCATATTGAACGTATCCATCACGTCAATATCTTCGCCGACGAATCCCTGAGATTGGAGCGCGTCTTGGGCGAAGTCCAAGCCGCGGAAGTAAGCGTATCTAACATACTCGTTCGCCCAGCCGACGCCCGCCGACGGACCCGCGCCGCCCCCGCCTAAGAGGATAGCGTTTTGCGCGCCCCGAAACCATTCGGTAAACGCCTGAACCTTCTTACTATCTTCGGGAAAGTCCCATGACGGCGACGCTGGCGGCGTAATAGCCGGGACTTTCGACGGGTCGGGCATACCCGGAATTTGAGCGTTCGGTGCGTAGAACACTGGAGCGTCGCCGTCGTTCGCGCGCCCCCGCGCGTGGGGCGGAGTCGTCGCCGAACCGAGCGCTATCGCGCGGTTCGCTACCGCGTCGGCGACCGCGGCGTTCTGGATACCGAAACGGTTCTCGGCTAAAACGTACTGTCGAACCGCGCCTTTGAGCGCCTTGTAGCGCTTGTATATTTGCGACCCGAAGCGCTTGCGTAGCTTGGTCGTGCGCGTCGGGTCGTCCCGCGGTAGGGCCTTCGCCACTTGCGGAAGTTCATCGCTATCAGCGGGCGAATCAGCGGCGCTCACAACTACGTGCTACCGCCGTCAGCGATAGCGCTGAATTGCCCCGTCACGTTCTCGTCGTCTTCGTCTAAATCGGGTAGCCCGTCCGCGCCTACATCGCCACTATCGCCCGGACGCTCGCCGGGTTCGGCGTCGTCTTCGGGGTCGTCGGCCGTCCCGCCGCCGTCGCCCGATCCGTCGCCGCCCGCGTCTACCTCGCTACCTATCTCGGGATTCATGTCGAAGAACTCTTGGCGTATCTCGCCAGCAGTGAATAGTTCCGCCGTCATGAGTGTTTTAGCGGCCGATTGCGCCGCGCCCGTTAGCTTGCTGGATACTTCGGCGCGTTCTACCTCGTTTAGCTCAAACAGGTTCGGCCAATCGGCGGTATAGCTTGCGAGGTTTTCAAGCGAATCGCTACCCATCGGGGCGCGAACGACCCCGAAGCGAACCATATCGGCGATGAACTCGCGGAGAATTTGAGGTTCGGCATACTGTTGCTGGCGTTCGGCGACGCGGCCGTAAAACGTGGCTTTGTCTTGGGTACTCGCCAAATCGCCGCGTTCCGATCCGGTTAGCATACGCTTCGGGATACCTGTTTGCCCCGAGATTAGCTTTAGAATCGAATCCACCGGTCCGGACGGGTCTACGTCTTCGCCGCCCAGCCGCTCCACATCCATGTTCTCGGTTTTTAGATAGGGTTGCAACCCATGAAGGTAATCCATCACCTCGTTTACGAGTTTGTCCGGATTCGCAACTTCGCCGTCGGCGTTTAGATGTAAGCCGTAGTCGGCCCCGCGGTAGAACATTTCAGCCGCCGCACCGACGACTTTCCACAAGTCGGTGAATCGGTTCCAAACCGGGAGTAGGCGGGGCGTTCCTTTAATGTTTGAATCTAATTTGTCTTCGGCGACGTGTAAGACCCGATCCGCGTTCACGAACTCGCGGCCGTTCACACTCGTCCCGTTCGGGCTACTATCCACGTCGTCGCTACCGCGCTGGGGATTATCCGACGCACCGGCCGAAGATAACGGAACTACCTCGTTCGCGCCGTCGTCGTCGGGCGTAAAGTCGATTTCATAGCCGACCGGCTGGGCGTAATCCTCACGGTCGGGGTCGTCGCCGACAAATATGCGTTCCACGCGGTCTTGGGCGAGCGCCGTAAAGTGAGCGACGCCTTCGACCCCGCTTTCGCTTTCGCTATCGCTACCGAGCGCGCCCGTTTCGACCGGATCGATCAATTCGCCGTCGTCGTGCAACCCGTAGACGAGAACGCCATACTCGCCGATACCCGAAAGCCGGTCTACGTCCTTCAAATGGCGAAGCGCTTGGGTTTCTTCGAACAGCTCTTGAATATCCTGTTCGAACGGGGTAAGTTCGTCTTCGTCGTCGGCGTCGTCGCTAATCTCGGGCCGCTCGCGCCATGTAGTATTTGGATAAGCGTCTACGACGCGGCGGGCAATGTCTTCGCGCTCGTATGCTTGCTTGAAAACATCTACGTCGGGGTTTCGATCGTAGCCCAGCGCGTCGTATATGTCGCGGTCGCCGCCGAATTGCTCGCCGTAGCGGCCCATCATTTCCGCGCCGAATCGCCCGCCCCCCATCACGTCGCCCCAATCTACTGAGTTCGATGCGCCCCGCTGGTTCTGTATTTGCGCGCCCGCTGGTTCATCCGGCCCGAGCGTCGTCCCCGGCTGGTTCGTTTGCGTCCGTGCGTTCGCCACGGGACTGTTTTGCGGAACGCCCCCATCCGACGCGACGCGGCCCGCCGACCGCTGGAGCGTCGCCGCCATGTCATCTACGTCGGCGTCTATTACCTCTTGAAGACTATCGTACTGGAGCGCCGTCGTTTGCCCGTATGGATTGCGGTCGCTCATTCATCCAGCCCCTTACGGCGAAGGCGGTCTTTCAAGTCTTCGACCCGCTCTTTCGTCGTTTTCTCGCCGCTAATCGTGATATTCGGTTCCGCGAGTTCACCGATGTTGTTTTCGACAGTGATAGTTGCGTTTGAGATTTCTAATCCTTCGCCGTCGTCGGCCGTTGCGTCGTTGCCTACCTCCAGAAACGGAAGGGGGCCGCCGCCCGCCATGCCTTTCGGTCCGTGGCCGTCGTTCTCGCGGTCGTTCTCGCCGTCGTCGTCCGCCGCATGGCCTTCGACGCATGACTTACAGAACGACCGGGGCGAACCGTCGCGCTGGTAATCGGCCGGCGCGAGTAGTGCTGGCGTCGGCATACCGCAACCCGCGCACGGTACTCGTTCGATGCTGATAGCCGTCGCTTCCGCGTTTAGTTCGTCTGCGAGTTCTTCGATTGCGAGGTTAATCGATTCGACGCCTTCGCTCGGCGTAAAACTCGGGTAATCCATCATGCCGCGAAGGACGCCGCGAAGTTTCTCAATGGGGTCAATCTTTGAATCGCTATTGTCGTCGGCCATACGAGGATATTACACCCCGAAGGTATGGTTTTTGCGGCGATTGCACCGAACGCGAACGTTTGCGCGAAAGGTATCGCTCGCCGCCGAATCCTCCAGAAAAGAGTTCGCCGCTCGGTCGCCGCGACTACGCTTCGGCCTCGCCGCGGTTGACGAGTTCTTCTATATCCCGGCCCTCGGTCTTGGGGTAACAGTCGTCGCAGACGAAGCCGACGCCCACAATGTGTTCCCCAAAGTACGTATCAGTGTTTACCTCGCAGATAACGCACTCGTCGGTTGGCGGCGTCTGGTAGTCGATCATGCTTCGCCCTCACGCGCTTTTAGGTGTCGAACCGCGTCGAGTTCGCGGTTGATGAACACGAAGTTTTCGGCGACGGATTCGGCGGCGGACTCTGCGGTTTCGGGCTGCTGTCGTCGGTGCGCGCGTCGCGCCGCCATGTGGAGCAGTCGGCGAAGGTCGTCGCGGCTTTCCCGAGTGACTTCGACCGCCGTGCTTTCGCTTTCGTCGTCGCCGTCGTCCGCGTCGTCTTGTTCGGCGGCTTCGACCGTTTCGGCGTCGGTGTCGTCCCGGTCGTCGCCGCGGCGGTCGGCGGCCGCGAGTTCGCCAAGCCGCCGCTTCCGGTCTTGTCGCCGTCGTGAATCTTCAAGGCGTCGGGTCTTTGCGCGCTGGTTCGCTTCCATCATTCGGCCGGCTTCGGTAGGCGTTCGTGCCATACCTAACGCAATGCGCCCCGACACCATAAGTGTTACTATTTGGTTACGGTGTCCGTTTGTCGCCACCGAGAAAGTCGCCGTCGCTTGGTTCGATCATTCGCCGACACGTTCGATAACGTGGGCTTGTAGGAAAAACGAATCCGGCGATAGCGGCCGCCCGTTTCGCGGTTCGACGCGAACCATGTCCCCGTCTTGCTCCAGAACATCGTATAGTTCGCCGGTTTCGGGCCGACGAACTAACTCGCCTTCGTTGAAGTCGTTCATGTGTTACCCTCGTAACCCGGCGCTTCGGCTTCGGGATAGCGCTGGATGCGTGGGTTCTCCACGACCGGCGTACTGAATTTATCGGTATGGGTAAGTTCGTGTTCGTTTCGTTCGTGGGCGGCTTCGCCCGGCGAATCGAACCAGTCGCTCGCTTCGGAACACGCGCCGCAATACCAGCGGTAAACGTAGCCGTTCATGGTTCTCCCGTAAGCAATTCCCCGTCGTCGGCGACTATCCCGCCTGTAACGTGTTCTCCCGGCTTTGGGTAATGTTTAAACGATAGAACCATTCCGTCGCGTCGGACGCTGTAAAATCGGTGTTCGTCGTGGAGCATGACCAGTGCGGACGGGTTATCCGGGTCAGAAGTGTTCATGTGAATGAATGTTCCTATCTTCTTTTGTACCGTGTCATGACTCTTGTTCGTGTATTTGATGAATACTAAATCTCCGCGGTCGGGTGCGTTCATGGTTCTCGCTCCAGTCGGTCGGCCGCGTCTTCGATCCGCTCGGCTTGCCGTTCTAA